TACAATAATATAATCAAAGTTTAAATCTGCACTTGCTACACTTGTATGAGTTATAACTACACTTCCTTTTGCTTTAGTAGAAATATAAGGATTCTGTGCTGCTGCATTTGCAGTTAATGGTGATAGTAAAATAACACTATCAAAACCTAATCTTTCATCATTTAATGTTGTTGTTGTAGTAGAGGCTGTTAATGTAACTGTTCCTGTGTTATTGGTCTTACCATTCATGCTGTTGTTTACGACTTCAGCTACTTCTCTTGGATTAGAACCCATGTAGTTCAAGGTTCTATACATTATCTATTGCCTTGTGGTTTAACATCTATATCTACTGCCATAGCTGTTGTCCAAGCACCTGTAGGTTTAACAGATACCCTATGGTATCTTCCAGCACTTCTTAAATCTGCTCTACCCTCTGATGAGGTTGTAGATTCTGCACTAAATATTATTGTGTCATCTAATTCTCTGCGACTTGCTATTGATACAGTAGCAGAACCATTATCAATTTGTGGTCTAGCTAAAGTTACAACACTATTGTAGCCAACTTCCACATCTGTAGTAACTAATTCAGAGTTAAAAGTTGAGCCAGTAAAAGTTACAATTTTAGTATCTTCTGCTCCAGCAAATAAGAACTTTCCGCCTACCCATAATCTTGCGTCTAACGAGGCTGGCATAGTATCTATGTCGGTGTACCCTAGAGTACCTAATCCTTCTAAAGTCGTTCCAGCGGTCGCTATATCGCCTACAACAGTTGCATTTGTATTAGCTCTTGACCACTTACCTAATTGCCAGTTATATATAATAATGCTTCTACCACCAGCAACATTTGCATAATTCCAAACTACTATTTTTCTTTTAGGGTCAGCAGCAGAAGTCATAGAATCTATGTCAGATAAATTTACATCTGAAAAGAACCAATCATCTACCTTTTCATTTCCTATGCCTGTAACTGATTGACCATCTGTTTGGTAAAATCCATCATCAGATAAAAAGAAACTTAATCCACCATATTGTGCTATTGAACCACCTGCTATACATCCTAATCCTCTTGATATGGTATCAAATTGAAAGAATAAAGGAGAGCCAGTATATGACATTCTAGCAATTGCTTTTTCTAAAAATACAATTCCAAATTCACCACCAGTAATACCAGTAATGTTTCCACCATCAGGCATAATTTGATAATCAGCCTGTGATGTTGTTCCAGATGTCCAATCGGTAGCATCATTAATATCCGACCATTGAACTTTATTGGCTAAACTTCCTATGTTGGCACATACTACAAAATCTCTTACAACTGTAATAAACTTTGATACAGGAGCTGCTGCTGCTAAATCAGCAAATGCTGTAGAAGTTCCTATTGTCCATCTTTGTACTTTAGCTGCATGATTAACAGCTAATACTTCAGACCCAAATAAAGCAAAGTTCCATTTAGATGCACTTGAATATCCACCTGCTAATGATTTATCTTCCAATGCTTCTGTGGTTGCGTTAAATTTAAATAATTTAGTAGCTCCACCTGCAAACACTACTACCTCTGAGCCAAATTTAGCTGCGTATACAGAATTAAGTGTTTCAGAAGCTGCACCACTAAAATCTACTGAATTAGGAAAAGGTGAATATCCTACAGATACTGGAAACACATTTAATGCTTCATTTAAACTTCCAGCATTAGAAGGTTGGTCTGGCAACCATTCTGTAAATTGTACTCTTTGTGTTGTCATATTTTTCCTATGTAATACTAAGGTCTAATCTACCAGATTGAACTATATCCCACAAATTATTTGCGTAACCATATCTTGCCTCAACAAAGCCAGAGTAAGTATTAGCAACAGTTGTGTCAAACCCATTATAATAAGAAATGCCTGGGTCTTGACTGCCTCCAGTAAAAGTATTTGTATTTCCTGTCTGTGTTGTAAAAAACAAATTAGCTACATCTGGCTTACTAGAATTTATCCATTGATTTCTATTGCAACCTATAAATAATGTTGGAGAAGTTCCAGCATCAAATGATTGGCTTAGAGCACTTCTACCCCCCCAATATTCATTTCCATGTTGCCCAGTGCCAGTTACACTTATTATTGGAACTGGAAATCTAAATACTGCGTAATGGTATATATTTTCAACACCATCCATTACTGTAATGGTTCTTCCTGAATCAGCATCAGTTAAAACTCTATAAGAAGTAATACATCTAGCTACAACATTTGAAATATCAAGCACTCCTGTTATTAATTCAGTAAATCCAACTGCAACAACTGATGTAGGTTTAGAACCTCCAACAGTAGTATTTCTAACATTGTTGTATATTACCATTACATCACCTGCTTGTATTGAAGTAGGTATATTATGTGAGTCAGTTGAATTACCATCCCTGCCTGATGAAACTACTTCAAATCTTTGAGGTAATTTTTTAGCACTTGTTTTACTTGCTAAACTAAACATTAATAACCTTGACCAAATGTTGCACCATAAGTATTAGTACCATCAGAAAAGAAAGTAAATATATCAAATTTTCCAGATTCAGAAGTGGCTGTAGGTTCTTCGTTACTATTCCATTTTAATGTTCCACCGCCTGACCATGTTAATGTGTGTGTTCCACCATAAGCAACAATAACTACAAATGATTTTCCAACGGATGCAGCAGGTAATGCTATTGATATATTAGAGTTGGAAGTAAATTTTTGTATAGTGCCATTAGTTAAAACTACTGAAAAAGAATTTCCAGCAGCAGGTGCATATAATGTTTCTGTATAATTAGTGACTGTAGGATTAGTTAGCGTAGCAGTTGTAATAGTTCCGTTTGTAAGTGCTGGAGATGTAAGTGTTTTGTTTGTTAATGTTTGAGTATCTGTTGTTCCAACAACTACGCCTGTAGGGACTGCTTTTCCTGCCCATGTAGTTAAGTCTGCATCATAAGCCTGAACATTAGTTCCAATAACTAAACCAAGAGCTGTTCTCGCCGCACTTGCTGTTGTTGCTCCAGTTCCACCAGCAGAAATAGGTAAATAATCTCCACTTGTTCCTGCTTGTAGATTCTTGATCTGTGCCATTGCTTCACGAATAGCATTGTTTATTGTTGATGGAGGACATCCTTCATTAATATTGATTCCACCTATATCTGTATTTGAACCTGGTGTTGATGACCATTCACTTATTTTATTTCTTGACATATTATCCTATCCTTAACCATGTGTTAGTTCCTACTGGAACGACTGTCCAATTATTACCTTGTATACGACCAATAGCTGTTACTGCTCCTGTTCCTGAAATTGAAGCATCTCCTGAAAAAACGGCTTTTGCAGATGCCGTTACTGTAGCTGTTGCATTAATATAAACAATTGCTTCTGCTGTAAACCCACCTAACGCTTCAAGATTTGCTAATCCTGATATATTTGCAACACCAAATACTAAGGAATCATTAACATGAACTGTAATAGTTGCTGTGCCACTAATAGAAGCAATCCCACTAAAAGTAGAACTAGCTAATGAGCTAAATGGTGATTCAGAAAATGCACTTATTCCAAACATTGTTTATCCTTTTGGATTATCTAATTTTACTTGTGCTATTGCATCTTCCCATGTTGTTGTATTATTTACACTATCCCAATATTGCATATCTAGTTGGTCTTGCCATGATGGATAAGCATTTATTCTTGCATCTTTCCATGCGTTAGCTTCTGCTTCTGCATGAGCTGCTAATTCTTCTGCTGTCCAATCTACAACTTCTGTAGTTGTTGTTCCATCTGCATGATGGGTTACTATTGTGTTTTTATCTGCTGCCATAATTATTTCCTATTTAAGTCCATATATTTTAATAGTACCTTTATCAAAGGTTTCTGAATTAACGTCAAAAGTTATAGATGTGGTTGCTGTATCTATTGCTGTATTAACTCCTATTGCTCCACTACCTGCTGCTGCAGAAAGTGTTAAATCATCTGCTAATAGATAACCCCTATTAACAGCTGTTAATCCCGTAGATAAGTCTTGTGTTACTTGCCCATAAATAGCGTATACACTTGCTCCGCTAAAAGTATCTATAAGGTCAACAAAAGTACCACCTGTTTCTTTCCACCTTAATTTTCCACCACCTACTGTGTTTCCAACACTGAAAGCATTAACATAAAGAAATTTATAAGTAGATAAATCTAAACCGCTTGCAACGATAGATGTTCCTGATGTTGGACTTAAAGTAGTTAATAAAGTTAAACCACCACCACCTGGTGCTGCCCAAGCATTATCACCTCTTAAAAATGTAGAGCTAGATGCTGTGCCTGTTGCTGATAACTCTGCTATACCAATAGCATCATCTGCCATTAAAGCATTTGTTATTTGACTATCATTTACTTTAGCTGTGGTAACAGTATCGTCTTGTATTTGACTAGCACCTGTAGAACCATTTATTGTTGTTGCCATTAGCTATTCTCCCATTGACAAGTTTCTTCATTTAATACCCATCCATCTCCAGAGGGTTTAGGTGCAATAAAAGCATCCCTGTCTTCATCGTAAGTGTAACCAATACCTGCATGATTTTTTCTAAAGTTGTTGTTATATGAGGTTTGTACCCAGATACTCCAACCTGTTAAATTAGTTAAAAAATTGATTCCATTAACTTCTTGTTCTACACCATTGCTATCTAATAATTCATTATTATGAACAGATAAAGAAGTTATTACCTTTGAGTTTAATCCTATTTTTGCGAAAGTAGCCATAATTTATCCTGAGTAAGTTCCTGCACCTGTAAAAGTAAGTATTGTATTAGACCCTGATGTTGTAACTGTTGGGCTTCCTGAAATAAGTGCTGAGTAACTTGCAGTTGGCATACTTAATATAACAACGCCTTTACCACCTGTTGCACCAGTACCACCAACCCCTGTTGCACCTCCACCACCACCTGTATTAACAGTTCCTGCTGTTGCTGCATCTGAGCTTTTAGCTCCTGCTCCTCCACCCCCTGCTCCGCCTGAACCAGCAGTTCCTGAAGCATTATAAGTACCGCCACCACCACCGCCTGCTCTTGTTACGGATGAACCTGTAATTGAAGAAGCTGTACCTGCACCACCATTACCACCATTTGAATCTGCACCAGCAACACCTACTGCACCAGCTCCACCACCGCCACCGCCAGAAACTGCAGTATATGGGTCACCAATTGATGTATTAGGATTACCACTTCCACCATTATTACCTTGAGATGGAGATGTGCTTGGTGTATTACCAGCACCACCTGCACCAACAGACCCAATATTAGAAGCTGTACCACCTCCACCACCTGAACCACCTGTTTTACCTGCAATTGACCAATTTGTACCACCACCACCACCTGCAGAACTAATTGTTGTAAGTCCTGGACCAGAAAATTGAGAGAGGCTACCATTACTAGCTTGTGCGGTGCTACCAGCACCACCATCTCCAACAACTACAGTAACTAGTAATCCTCCAGTAGGCATAGCTTGGGTTGAGGTTCTATAACCACCACCACCACCACCACCACCAGAATTACCACCGCCACCACCGCCACCAGCTATGACTAGATAATCTATATCATAATCTGGAATATATCTTACAGTAGCTTCATCAGTATTTGCAAT